CTACCCTTCGGCCTTCAGTTCGGCCAGCTGCTCGGCTGGCAGCAGCGCTTCCTCCTCGGGCTTCTCCGCACCACTGCGCAGCACACCCAGCGGCGGCAGCTTGATCAGCGCGTCGGCGTGGTTCGGTGTGCCGTGCAACCAGGCATCCCAGTCGCCCGGCTCCAGCATCACGACCCCCCTCTTCTCTTTCCCCGGCCGGTGCATGAGCGACAACACCGGGTGCCCGTCCGCAGGCTGCGTGATCATCGTGTAGTTCGGCACCAGCTCGCCCGTCTCCGGGTCCGTCCATTCGCTGTACAGGCCGGCCAGAGCCGCTGGTTGCCCGTCCGCGCGCTGGAACGACCACCACACATTGCGCGATCCTAGGCCCCAATACGGCTCCACCCACGACGTCACGGGGATGAGGCACCGCTGACCGGCGCGCCATGCCGGCGCAAACGTCCAGGACTTGGCCAACGTCTCGCGCCGCGCGTTGTTCGTGCTCATGGGCGTCCCGTCGCGGGTAGTCGGCCTGCGCGTGGGAGAGCTGCGCGGGATCATGCCCCACTGCCCCACCTCCAACTCGCCGCCGGGCTTGACGTACGGCCCCAGGGCCAGCGGCGTGACGTGCGGCTTCCACCAGCGTGGTGGGTTCTGCGACCCCACGCGCCACATGCGTTCGATCTCGTTCTCGCGAGGGGTGTTATATCGATTGCACATAAGTGGATGCTAACTTTTCTCGCTCTGCCAGATAACTGTATATTTATACAGTCATGAAAGTCAAAGTCACCATCCTCAGGGAAGCCGGCGCGCGCAGCTATCACCGCGGACCACAGCAAGAGATCAGGGGTGAACTGGACCTGCTGCACGCACCCGTGCCTGGCGAGAAGCGGACCGTTCCCGTGCTGCGCATCCTTGGAGACGACGGCAAGAACCAACTGTTCGAGCCGCGGCTGATCTACGCGTGCGCGGGCAAGATGAAGTTCAGCGGGTTGGAGCACTGTGACCACGCATGGCACGCGCAGGAGTGGTCCTGCGAGTTCGACTACTGATGGAGTTCGTCATGCTCAAGTACGAAGAATTTCCGACGCTGCTCACCTACCCGAAATGGCTGGATTGGCCAACACAGCAAGCGCTGCCAGGGTTGCCTGAGGACTATCGCATCGAGCAAATCCACAGCGATTGGTTCGTCGTTTGGGGTCCGGGAGACGACCGTGTGTACAGCGGCTGTGGCCCGGTCTCCGTTGACCGGTCGCCGGCCCCTTTCTGAAAGCTCACCATGCAAAACCAAAGCCAGATCGAACGCGGCGTAATCGCCAAAGTGCGTGGCGAAGAGATGTCTGCAGCTCAGCGGGCACTGCCGACCCCTACGCGGGACCAACCTCAGTACATCACCAGCGAGATCAACACCCTGCTTGCCGGGCGCGTGCGCATCACATTCGAGCTGCAAATGTATGGCCACGGGCGCCACCGCTTCTGGCATTGGGTCGGCAAGGGAGCGGTGCAACTGGAGCAGCCCGCTGGCTGAGCCACATGGACTCGCTCATCTGGGGCGGCGCGCCCACGGCGCCGGGCTGGTATGCATGCGTCGTGGACTATGGTCACCTGCCCTTCCCTGCTGCGCGTCGCTGGAATGGCGGGGCCTGGGACGATGGGCGCGGCATCAGGGCATTCGACGGGCCGCACGACACAGCCGACGAGGCGCTGGACTGGGCTATGGAACGATGTCCAGACTGACGCGACAAGATGCCGAGTTGGCAGCCAGAATCACCAGTTGCCAGCCTAATCAATAACATAGGAGCTCACTAACGCTTCTTCCCATTCTCAAAGCTACCACTGGCACGCAGCCAGTGTGCGTCTAAAATATTAATTTTCTTTTTTCCTTTTTTTGTTGCCTTATTGGGGATACTGCTACCAGCTGATTGCGCTCGCTTGACCATGATTTCGTTGGCAATTTCTCTACCCCATGCTGCAACAAGGCTGTTGTACTCTCTCTGAACGCCACGAAAAGAGCTCTTAGTATTTTTCATATACGAATCCGATAGTGGCGTTGTTCACGATAGCAATACCCGCATTATGTATAGCTTCCTTCCGACATGTTGGATCCCTGTCGGGAGGGCCAGCACTTCCCCAGCAACGACAACCACTTACAGCGTATTAGGTGGGTGTACGGGAGATAAGTGGAACATGAGCAGCAGTTGGCAAGGCCGGATTTCACGTCCAGCCCTCGACCAACTTGCTCAGATTTCAGATCTGATCAAAGCACACTGCATCTCCGTATGAAGTATTCTGCCACTTCAGCGAGGAGCAACTGATGACCATCTGGAATACTGACAAGTTCACGGCGATTGGCACGCTCAGCTATACAGAGTCGCGAGAAATTCGCCCTGAGGCCGCTGAAGTAGTACCCACAGGCTTTCGGCTCGACACTCTGCATTGCGGCCAGTGCGGTAGAACTTTTACGGACTTCGATGTAATGATTGCTCGTGGCGACGCCCATGTGACATGTCCTGCAGGTCATGAAGGTGTAATCAACATGTTCGCCGTCCAAGTTAAGGACGCTGCATGATCACCGTTGTCGCAGGCCGGCCCCAAGCAGTCGGTTAAACGCCTTACCCAACGCATGCTGTGCAGCGGGAGCCGTCGTTCGCCGAACACCGATGATGGTGGCGTGCTGTTGGCCAAAACCAACACTTGCTACTGTCATTTTCCGAGCGTGCTTCTTGTGCGTTGCCGACCTCGACGTTTTGCGTGTTGAGAGTTTGACGAGGATTGCGCCCCCAATTACCGGCCAACATGCCGCCGGTTACAGATCCAGCATTAAACTGGGAGGCTTTACGGGAGGCTCGTATGCATCGGATAGTCAAGGCGCATTTGGAAAGCTTTGTGAAGAGTTTTGGGCTTGAGGCAGACGACGAAGCGGTGCAGTTTGAGAAATTCGCAACTCACTGCGTCATCTCAAACCGCTTCAGCGCAACCTTTGATCTAGATGATGTCTGTACGGGCCCAGGAGACGACGGCATTGATGGCATGGCCGTCGTTATCGATGAAACGGTGACAGCTTCCGTCGAGGATGCGCAAGCGATTTTCGTTGCTCAGCGTCGGAATCATGACGTAGACATTCTGTTCGTCCAAGCCAAGCGCTCCGAAAATTTCGATCTTGGTGAATTCCTCAAATTCAAGGAGGGAATCCTGAGGTTTTCCACACAGACGCCGTATACCTCGACCGATGAAGTGTTGTCGGAAGCCCGGAAGATGTTTGATGTCGTCCTTCAAGAAGTGCCGAAGGTGCGAAACGGCAAACCATCTCTGACGGCTCGATTCGTCACCACAGGTCAGTACCAAAAGCCCCCGGCGCTCGAGACAGCTCTGGCCGACTTCGTGGCACAACTCGTAGAACTCGGCCTGTTTCACGAGATCGATGTTCGGTTCATTGATCGTGATGAACTTACCCGCCTGTGGGTCGGAACGTATTCAAGTATCGACGCAAGCCTGCCTGCATTCAGCACTGCTGCTTTGCCTAACATTGCAGGGATCGACGAGGCCTATCTTGCGGTGGTGCGTGCTAGCGACTTCGTAAATAACCTCCTGCTGACTGAGGACGGAAACTTACGAACGCAAGTATTTGAGGAAAACGTCCGCTCGTTCTTAGGTCACGACAACCCGGTAAACCAATCAATTGCGGCCACTCTGGCTTCAGAGGTGGCAAGCCGCTTTCCGGTGCTGAACAACGGCATCACAATTGTTAGCCCTGACGTGAAGCTTCAGGGAACAACGCTGCATCTGACGAACTACCAGATCGTGAATGGATGCCAGACATCAAACGTTCTCTTTGAGAACCGCGGGGCGCTCGGTGATGTCATGGTCAACATTAAGGTTGTAAAAACACAGCTTGAGGACGTTTTCTCCGAGTTGGTACGTGCGACAAACAGCCAGACTCAGGTTGAGGACAAGCAATTCCTATCGCTGCGTCCGATCATTAAGCGCGTCGAACAGTACTTCAATACCTATGACGGCGCCGAAAGTCGCCTGTACTTGGAACGGCGCGATCGCCAGTACGTTGGTCAAAACATCCCCGCAACCAGAACTTTCTCCCTGCACAACGCAGCGAAATGCGTAGCCGCCATGTTTTGCAATCGCCCTGACCTGGCTGGACGTTATCCAAAGCAGATGTACGAGGAGCTGACCGAGACAATCTTTGCAGACAGTACCAAAGAAGTGGTGTTCTATGCCGCGTGTGTGACTATGTATAGGTTTAATTTACTCGTGTCGAACAGCACTATTCCTCAGAATATTAAGCGCTTCAAATGGCACATATTGCCGTTAGTCCGCGCGATTCTGGCTGGATCCAACGTGCAGCCACTGAACGCAAGACAAGTGGAGCAGGCGGCCGGAAAGATTATAGAGGTGATGGGCCAACATGGCCAGCCTGCAACGGATGTGTTCAACAGGGCCATTGCTATCTGTCAAGGGCTAGAGGATGTGACCGGCGACCGCCTTAAGCGCCAGGCGATCCTCGGCGAAATGTTAGCTCTGGTCTAGAGATATCTGTTTCCTTAGGGTTGAACGGACTCTTCGAAACACCTTGCTTTCAAGTGCCCGCTCAGGGCGGGAGCCAGCTGCCTGTAGTGCTGGCTCTGAGTTTTTGCAACCGGTCTGAGCTTGCTCACAGGGCCTGCCTCGTTGGAGGGAGTCTTCAGCAATGCGCGCCAAATCTGCCACTCGCTCGTCATCGCGGTGCTGCACATAGGAGAACAGATCGAGGGTGCCGGTGTCTGGCGCGGGCTGTCCAACAGCGCCGCGAGCGTTGGCGGCCGCACGAAGTCAAGACAGAGATAGCCAAAACATTTAACACATCATCATTCTCGTATAAATTCCAATCTCAATTAAACTTTAATTCAATTCAATGCCCGCCATCCCAACCACATTGCTAATTGATACAAGTCAAATATTTGCATCGCTCTATCACCTTGCAGCGGTTATCTTCGGAAGTCAAGGGCTTGCTAATTTATCAACTGGCGATGATCGCGATGAGTTTGACCGTCTAAGAGTTCGCCATGAAACTGGGCAAGCCACAAAACTACTAATTGAAACAGCCGTTGTACTAAGAAATTTTATTGATAGCGGAAATTGGCCAAGAGATGTTATTCACGAATCTCGGATCGAACGTCGCCCTGAAACAAATGTAGGAACAATTAAAAAGGGAAATGAAAAAATTATAAATTTAGATTTTCGTGAAGCATGCAACAAAATTATACACGCAAAACATATTTCCTTTGGTTTAAGCGACAGTTCGGAAAAACTTAGACATCTTAACGGGGTGGTTAAGTTGCATGGAGATCGACAGAGTAAGGAGTGGGTAGCAGAAATAATATTAGCCGACTTTATTAGAATGGCGGTTCGCCAGCTGTAAAAATCAGAGTGAGACATTTATGAGCCGAATCCTGATAATCGGAAAGCTCTTTCTTAGAGACTATCTATGAACATCGGCCATTCTCACCCTATTGCTCCGCTTGAATCATTGCGCTGACAGCGTCGTAAGCGCGCTCGCAGGCACTGCCCCGGCCCCGGGCATCGTCAGCAATGCGCGCCAGTTCTCCCGCTCGCTCATCAGCCCGGCGCTGCAGCTCGGCGAGCAGATCGAGGGCTGCGGTGTCTGGCGCGCACTGTCCGGCAGCGGCGCGAGCCTGGGCGGCGGCACGGTGGGCGGTGATGTAGTTGGCGAGGTCGCCGCGCAGCCGACCAGCAGCAGCACGGGCAGCATCAGCGTCAGCTGCGGAGCGGGCCAGTTCCTGCCGGACCTGGGTGTCGATGGTGCGGATGTCGTCACGGTGCTTATCCTCCAGAATTCGATATCGCTCAGATGCTTGGCGCGCGGCCGTGGCCGCCGCCTCTCGCTCGCCGGCCAGCTCGGCGCGGGCCTGGGCCGCATCGCGCTCGCCGCCAAGCCGCGCCAGGGTTTGCCAGGCCAGGAGCGCCGCCAGCACCAGGGCCAGCGCCTGCCAGGCGTAGGCCTGCAGCCGGGCCATCATGGTCTGGCCTCGCAGTCGTAGCCATTGCGGCGCTGGGCTGCGCACGCGGATGCATCGGCGCGCTCACGGGCATCGGGCACGCCGCAGCGTTCCAGCACTTGCCCGGCGCTGATGTACCAGGCCGGCGCCATGTCGGCCTCGGCCGCAGCAACCTCAATCACACGGCAGGCCTGCAGGACAGAGCCCGCCGGGACAATGGTGCAACCGGCGAGTGCGGCCACCACAACAGTGACTCCAATCATTGATTTCATGACTCCCCTCGCGCCAACAGTCCGGCACTGAAATGCCCATCCCTGCCCCACTGCGCGCAGAGCTCGCGCGTGGCATCGCGGCGAACAACAAGACCAGGCAGCCTCGTGGGCACGCCGTTCACGGTACCGTAGACCCATCGCGGCATCTGCAGGCATGCAGCATCGAGCTGCCCGGCGTTGGCCAGCCGCATGACCGTGGTGTCAGGGGCAAGCGCCGAGGGCACGTTGTAGGCCATGTCGATAAAGCTGGCCTGCACCCACACGTTGTATGTGTCCCAGTGCCGCAGCGCGCGACGCGCCTGGCGCTCGGCCTCGCGGTATTTGGGACGCTCCAGGCGCTCGCAGTCCTCGGGACTGTAGTAGCGCCCCGCCACAACTTCGGGGCCTGTGACGCCCGCGCAGACGGTCAGCGGCTGCCCCTTGCCCAGGCGGTCGATGTAGGGCGTGCCGATGTGCCGGCCGCTGCTTTCGTAGTGCAGCCCGATCTCGCGGGCCAGCGCCACGGCGGGGCTGGGCCCGGCCTCCTTCGTAGCGACGTAGCCTCCAGCTGCAGTGGCAGCCAGGCCGGCAGCCGTGGCGAGCAGACGATTGCGGAGGGTCTCGTTCATCGGCCACCTCCCCCTACCATCAAGGCTTTCCAGAACGCAATCCCCGCCGTGCCCAGCATCACGATGTAGGTGATGGGCTTGGCGACCTTGCCGATCCAGTTGAGCACCCGAAATGCGCCCTTCATCGCAACGAAGTACTTCACCATTTCCTCTGTGTTCGCCTGCACCTGTTGCGTGGCCACTGTGTTGGCCTGCAGTTCGTGCTCAATGCGCGTCATTCGCATGTCGCCCTCATCCAGCCGCGATGTAATGGACTTCGCGGTATGGGGGGCCAGGGCGTTGCCGTAGTCGTCCTGCATTGATTTCCTCCTGTGTTGTTTCTAGATTTCGATACGCACGAAGGGGAGCAGTGGCGCATCCCCTGTGATCGCCTGCCCCTGGATGTAGACGCTGTCGCCCAGCGCGCTGCCCAGCGGATTGCGCACACGCAAATTCCCGCCCCCAGGCAAGTCCACAGTGGCCATCCCATCGCCATCGACCGCTGACACGGTGCCCGTGAGCACAGGCTCGGCCGGCAGCAACTGCTGCAAACGCTTGAAAAGGTTGGTAGTGGTCATGTGGCTGCCCGCTCCACCGTGATTTGTTGCCGGACCACGGGCATTGATGCACTGAGGCGAGTGGCACGGACCAGGCCCCGCCAGGTCTGGCCCACATCGGCGACCTCGATCAACTGGCCCGGCTGGATCAATCCTGGCGCGCTCCCGCCCGTCACCAGCGGCATGGTGATGCTCTGGATCAGCTTGCTGCCCGCCCCGGCCAGGACCACTGCACCGCGCTGGCGTGCTGCAGTCTCATCGGTGATGAGTGCATCCGTCACCTGCGGCGCGAGCTGCTCCCCTGCCGAGCCTGCACGCAGTACATGCCCCAAGATGCCGCCGGCTTGACCGCTGACATAGACAGCGTTGTAGGGCGCCCGGGGTTCGGGCCGCAGGTCATCAGTTGCGATGACATCGGCTGGCATTGACACATCAGGCACGGCCGCCGGCCAATTCCAGGGCAGGACGGGAAACCGGGGTGCAACGATAAGCCGGTCCTGGGTTCGATGGCTACGGACCACAGCACCCACGGCCTCTGCCACCCGCATGACCGCAGACAACGGTGTGCCACGATGGCTCCACACACCAGCAGGCACCAACCAGTCCGGAATTGTCCAATCAAGGTCCACGCCAGTGAACTCAAGCGCCTGAATCAGAAGCTGCTGCGCAGTAGCGGGCGAATTCCCCAACCACGTTTGCTCAGGCATATAGGGACTGCCCAGCAGCGCGCTGGTACTGACTCCCTGTAACGCCACCCTATGCTCACCGAATCGCCTGGTGCGTGCCAGGCTTTGCACCACGAACACAAAGTCCACCCCGTCGACAGCCACGCGGATTCGCACGGGAATGCCACCGATTGGTGCGAGTTGCTCCAGCAGGTGGCCCGGACCGTTGGCGGACAGGCTCCATGCGAAGCCATCGTCATCGCTGGCGATAGAGACATCCGTCAACGCCACGGGCTCCATGCTCGGCAGCAGCACCGCCTCCATTGAATGAACTGTCATGTAGACCTTTAGAAGTGGGATTTGATAGCGCGGAGGCTCTGGATCGGGGCCTGGCTTGCAGCACACAAAAACCAGATGCCTGCTGCCGGACCAGGGCTCCACAAACACCAGGTCCACCGGCCCACCGACGACAGGCACATAGCACGGAGGCTCTATCGGCGGCTTCGGGCCGGGCGGCGTGATACCTGGGCGCGGGTGCCATGCCTCCTCGTACCGACCCAGCACCGCGATACGCACCGCCCTGCCGTCCTGCATGTCCGTGCGGATAGCAGCACCCAGGAGCACTCCCGTGCTGAAGGCCTGGGTGACTGCATGCCGGCGCCGCAGTGCCTCCTCGAACTGCTGCTGCGACACCATGCTGACGCGCTCGGCCTCCTGCCAGGCCTGGCGGGATGCAGCGCGCGTGCGCGTGGCCTCTTCGTAGGCCTGACGAAGCGTGCGGGCCACACGCTGGCCGTCCTGCCAGGCCGCCTGCGTGGCGTGCGCCACGCGCTGGGCCTGCTGCCAGGTCTGCCACAGCAGGGTCGAGATGGGCACGGCGGCCTCGCCACGCTCCTGCACGGCTGCCAGCACGGGTGCGGCCTGCTCATAGGCGCTGCGTAGGACAGCCCGCGCCGCTGTCGCCTCCTGCCAGGCGCCGGGCACCTGCCCCACGGTGGGCCGGGCCACGTTGATGTCTATCCCGAAGGGCACTGTGCCGCGCAGACCCGTGATTCGGCCCTGCGCTGTAGCGGGCACAAGCGTGCGCACGACGGCCACGCCACGCAGCCGCGTGATGCGTCCCGCCGCACGCAATTCGACGACCTGCTCCGATGGGTCTTCGTCTCCAAACACCAGGTCCAGGGGCGACTCGCCGTCGCCGACTGGCGCCTTGAACAGCAGGAGCAGATCGGTCTCGGCCATGGCTATGTCAGCTCCGTTTCGCCGAGCTGGACCAGGGAGCCGGCATAGAGCAGCGGGCTTGTGTCGCCCTCGGGGGTCTGTCCGCCCAGGATGCGCCAGGGGCCGGCATGCTCGGCATCCGAGACCTCGCCGCCGGCGAGCAGCGCGCCATCGGCCGCATGCCAGTCCGCCCAGCGAGGGATACCCGTGGACATCACCATCGCGCCTGCCGCATCGCGCACGTGGAGCACCAGCTTGCCGTTGACGACAGTGGCGCTACCCGGCTTGGCCAGGGTGATCTCGGCCTGCAGGGGCCGCGAGCACCCAGGAAATCCGCCGGTAGCTCGGTGTAGATCCGCACATGGGCGTTGCCTGTGCCCAGGTCCGAACGTGCGGCCGTGGCCTGCAGTTGGGCCAGCGCGGTGGCGGGCCCGATCTCCCACACACCGGCCGTCATGACAAGACTCCGGGCACCAGGCGCTGGGCGGCCACGGCGCGGAAGTTGCCGGCGGCGTCTTCGGCCAGGGCCACAAACTGCTGCTGCAGGTCCAGGCCCTCGAAGACAAAGGCACCCGTTTCCGCGTTGCTCCAGGCCTCGCGCACGACCATCTTGTCGCGCTGACGCAGCAGCACGACGCGGGCGCGGGCCGGCAGGTTGCTCGGGCTGCCCTTGATCTTCGTGGTGCCCCAAATGCGCCCCTGGCCGCCCACCTCGATATCCCGCGCCAGGCGGCCCAACATCAGCGGCAGCACATGCCCCGCAGACACTGCGCTGCTGCGCACTGGACGCAGGCCCCTGTTTGCCGCCGCGCGCACAGGCCCACGCGGTGGCAAGGCAGATGCAGTGGGCGGCGTGAAGCTGGCGGTGGACAAGGCCACGCCACGCACAACCCGGAACTCATCCAACCGGCCCTCAAAGTAGTCGGTGGTGTTGGGCGCCCAACCCAATAACAAGGGATTGCCATTACCGACAGAGTGCGCGCCATAGCCTGCCCTGGTCGCGCGAAGCACACCGTTCTGGAAGAGATGGAGGTTGTCGCCGGCCCGGCAGGCACGCACATGGGTCCATGTGTTGCGGGCCAGCGCCACGCCCGTGCCCGTCGCCAAGTCCACGGTCGCGTTTCGGAAAAGAAACACCGGGTCATTGGTCCCCGCGATATGCAGCGACCATGCCGCGTCGCTGCCGTTGCGCCACTGCCCGCCGATGGCCTGCCAGGAGTCATTGCGGGTGCGGTAGATCCAGGCATCAATCGTGAAATCGGCCGTGCCAAACAACCAGTTGCCCTGGGGCGTGCTCAAGTAGGTATTGCCATCAAACGCCAGCGAGCCTGCGCCAAACTTGGCCTGTGCACTGCTGGTGACGAGTGAGGTGTTGCCACCCCGCGTGAAAGCTTTGGGCTCTGGGCTGCTGTCGAATGCCAGCATCGTGTCGACGGCCGTGTCCCCGCACATCAGCAACTCTGTGCGTTCGTAGATCTCCTGGTCGGTCATGCCGACCTCCACGGGCCGGTGATGTCCACGAAGGCCACGCCCACGCCCGTGGTGCCGCCGGGCGGGCCAACGCGCACGCAGACGAGGGTGCGGCCCGCGAACGCGCCCTCTCCCTCCACAACCATCCCGGCCTGGAACTCCGAGCCGATGACCTGGGGGGTGTGGAACACGCCGGGGATCTGGCCCCGCAGGCCGGACGCTCCGACCAGCAGCTCGACCGCCGACAGGCGCAGCGAGTTATCAGCGGGATTGGGATAGGGGATGGTGTTGGCTGCGTAGGCCGTCACGCCCGAGTAGGCTGCGGCCGTGTTGTATGCCGAGATTTTCTTGCCCTGCACGGCACCGCCAATGCCCGCGTAGCCACGCACGACGAACAGGTCGGCCGCAGTGGTGCTGCCCAGGGCATAGCCCAGGCACTCGGCCACAGCGCCGGTTGTGGCGGACACACCGACACTGCTGGAACCGGCCAGCATGCACGCCCATGCATCGCCGGATTTGTAGGAGGCCAGGTCCCCAAAGCCGAACAGGACGCCGTGCTGCTGATTGCTGCCATGCGGCGAGATCCAGATCGCAAAGGCCCGCTCATCTGCGAAGAGCATCCAGCGGCGCGCTGCGGTGCTGGCCGCATCACTCTTGGGCCAGTAGTAGTTGGCGGCCTGGGCAGCCATGGGAAACGGCCCCGTGCCTGTGGACACATCGGTCATGGACTCGTAGCCCAGCACCTTGGCCGTGGTCGTGCCGGTGTCATCCAGGCGCAGCACGCTGCCAGAGGCTTCCGGCGCTGTAGGCTTGAGCACCAGCACGTTGGCCTGGGCGCCGGGGAACAGTTCCTGCCAGCCGGCAGGCGCCGCACGGCTGGTGATGGTGCCCGTGGCCGCACCATCAGGAACTCCAGCTGCCGCAAAGGTCACGCTGTTGGAGGTCACCGACAAGATGGTCTTGTCGCCGTTGAGGGTCGACGGTGTGGCGCCGGCAATGCGGCTCACGGAACCCACGCGGTACGGGTGCGACGCCGCGAAAGTGGCCTTGGCGATGCCAGCCGTGACAACCAGGGAGACCACGGCACTGGCCCCGAAGCCATCGACCAGGCAGACCTTCAGGACGGTCGCGAGCGCGCCAGCCGTGCCGGACAGCACCGGGGCGCCGGCCTGGGTGGAATCAAACGTGTAGATCATGGATTACCTCGGGATCAGATGGTCTGGGGGTTGGTGGGCGGGCGGTCGACGTCGCCGCGCGTGAGCAGCTCGAAGGCGTAGTCGGTGCCGGCCGCCTCGCTGGGCTGTACGGTGCGGATGGCTGCGAAGGGCTGCATGGCACCCACCGTGTTGATGCGCAGCACGTTGCCTGCGGCCCAGCCCTGGCCCCAGCCGATGGCGCGCACCGTGAAGTACGGCGCGGCGCTGATGGGGTTGATGGGCGCGAAGTCGGTATTGATCGAGCCCGAGCCGATGTTGCCCACGTCCTGGCCGATGCACTCGAAGTTCGTGGTGTCCTTGAAGCGCAGCATCCAGCGCTGCGGGATCGCGCCCGCGTTGGTCACCCGGATGGGCGCCACGGTGTCGTTGTAGCTGGCCAGAGCCTCGGCGCCGTCGACCGTGTCCTGCCAGCGGCCCGTCCAGGTATTCTGGTCAAACAGATGGCTCACCCGGGCGCGCAGCGTGCCCGACATGAGGGCATTGCTGACGATGGAGCCCACGGGGAATTCGTGGCTCAGCGACTTCGTCAGGGTGATGGCCCCGCTGATCTGGACGTCCGACGCCCGTGCCATTTCCTCGATGCGGTGGAACACGCGCACAGGCTGCACCCAGCCGGTGGTGTCCTGCACAGTGACCAGGCCGGCGTCGAGGTCCACGGTCCAGCCCTGGTGGATCAGCTTGCTGTCGGCGCCTACAAGGTACACACGGGACAGACGCGTCCGGCCACAATTGAGGGTCTGGCCGTTGGTGAGCTGGGCGGGGCCGATCTTGCCGGTGTGGCCGATCACCAGGTAGCCGCCTACCCGGTAGATGGGCACGCGGCCATCCTGCGGCAGGCGCACCGGGTCCAGGCCGATGACGGCCTCATCCAGGGGTAAGTAGAAATAGCTGACGCTGTTGTAGCGCAGTGTGGTCGGGTCCACGGGCCAGGGGCGCCAGATCTTGTCCGGCTGCACGGCGCCGATGTCGTCGGCCGAGTACCACCATTCGGACTTCTGGGCCGCAGTGAGCGAGGTGTCGAGCACGTAGTCCCCGAACTGCAGCTCCACCACGCCGGTCTGGTAGTCGATGCGCCCGCGCAGGTGATCGCCAGTGATCAGCCCGTCGATGCCGGCAATGGCCGTGATCTGCGCGCCGGTGGCATCGGACAGGTTCATGACGAAGCCCGAAGGCTTGACCGGAGCAGCTGCTGTACGCATGAAGATGCTGGCCGTGGTCCAGTTCTGACGCACGGTCCACAGGCTCTCGACAGCGAAATCTGTGGGCGAGCCGCCCACGACATAGTCCGTGACGCGCGCTACGCCGCTGGAATAGTCGAGCGCTCCAGCGACGATGCCCGCGCTGGTGGCTGAGCGGCCGCGCACCAGCACACCGTCGTAGTCCTCATATACCTGCCCCATCCAGCGAAAGCGCACGCTGCCCGGCACGATGTAGTCGCTGGTGTAGGGGCACAGGTCCAGCGTGAGCGGCTCGGGCGTGTAGCTCATCCCATGGTGCTGGGGCGAGGCGAAGCCTTCGGCGTATGTCACCGTGACGGTGCTGGCAGCGAGGATCTCCTCGCTGACGGCGGTGTCGCTGCGATCGCCACCCTTGGAGGTCGAGCTGGCCGAGCCCGGGTCGCCGCCACCGCCGGACATTGACGTGGTCTCGAAGGTCTTGGCATCCTCGAAATCACTGTTGTAGCCCTCGGTGCGGCTGTCCAGGCGAACCAGGCGCACATTGGCGAACTTGCCGGCATAGCTGATCGTGCCATCCGGCCCGAACGAGCCTTGCCCATCGTCCGTCAGCAGATGGCGCACCGTGTCCTGCGTCTTGCTGGTCTGATAGCTGGTCCTGCTGTGGCTGGACGAGGACGTCGAACTCGTCGCCGTGGTCAACGTGATGACTGCTGCTTGTCCGCTCATGATGTGCTGCCAAAGTTGTTGATGTTCGTGCCCCAGCGCCGGTAGCTGGTGCCGCCGATGGTGATGGCCCCTGCCGCGAAATCAGCCTCGGACCAGACCACGCCCGCGGCATCGGGCACCGGGTAGTAGTAGCCATCCGGCGAGAAAGTGGCCCCGACCTCGACATAGACCGCCTCGCCCGTCAGCACCCGCTTACCGCCTGGCGCCATGTACTTCTGGTAGATATCGGTCCCCGAGAACGGCACCCGCGTCGTGGCCGCTGGGGGATTTGTGTCGGGGAACGACAGGTAGCTGGTGGTACTGCCAGCCTCCTTTGCCGCCGACGTGCCGCCGGCACTGGCACCTGAGCTGGCGGACAGGTTGCGCACCGTGATCCAGCCGATGGAAACCGAACCTGGCGCAGGCACGGTGTCAAACGGGATGGTGGCAAAGCCCCCGGCATCGGGCGCCACGGTGACGTTTTTGGTGACCAGGTCCGCATGGTCGTAGCCGATGGAGAACTCGCCACCCGCGTCGATCATGAACTTGGGCCGCAGCAGCAGCGCGCCGGAGGCGTAGTTGATCTCGCCCGTGGCATCGCCCTGCAACTTCCCAGCACTGTCGGTGGACGTGCGCAGCACGCCTCCCGACTGCCACTCGATCGACAGCGTGCCGGGCTTGATGCCCTGGTGGTCCAGGCGCAGCGCATGCTCGGGCAGCCGCCAGCCGGTGGCGCCGGAGCGGTTGACGAACGCACTGGCCTCGCCCCATTGAAAAATGATGCTCGAGCTGTCATCGGGCAGCTCAGGCAGCGTGACCGATATGGACCCGTTCGTGTAGTTGACCGTGCCCACGGCGCCGCCCGTCAGCTCGCCCTGCCCGTTGTCCGTGGCCGTGTACCAGATGCCCAGGATCTGGAACGACACGGCCACCGTGTTGGGCGCAGGGAACGGGCGCAGGATGTGCACCCATGAGTAGCCCCGGTTTTCCTGGGTCACGCGGATGCGCCGCGTGTGTGGAGCAGCGGCCACTTTGATATCTCGCGGCGCCGTGGCCAGGGTCAGCTGCCGCACGCCGGCCGGGCGCTGGTCCAGCGCCACGGACTCGGTGCGCGAGCTGGGCACCAGCTGGGTGTAGATGCTGGACACGCGCAGGACGTTTTCGCCGAGGGAGACCGCAGCGCTCAGGGTCTGCGCGCCGTAGTAGGTGGCCGCGTCGGCGACGGTGGTGTCGCGGATCTTGGTCTTGCTGGGATCGCGTGCATATGTACGGCTGGGCGGGCTGCCTGCAAAGGCTGTGCGCAGGCGCGGGGTGATCTCGCACCGAGATACGCTGGCCTGGTAATCGACATAGCCCCCCGAGACGGAGAAGCTGAAAGTCTGCGTCTCGGTCTCGACCCGCAGCACGCGGACATACTGCAGCACCTCATTGCCGGCGCCCTCGTTGGCCACCAGCACCAGGGTGCGGCCGATCGTGGGCGCGGGCGTTCCAGGGCGATGGAAGATGTGGATGGCGGCCTGCCCCTGCACGTGGTTTTCCAGCAGGTAGCCGTTCCATTCGGGCGCGGGGATCAGGTAACTGGCGATGGCCGCCGCGATTTCGGTGCGCCGGTCGAACGCACCGCAGGGCACCAGCGTCACGCTCACGTTGGGGTCCGTGGGCATGCCCGACAGGATCACGTTCGCGTCCAGCAGCGCTTCGGTGTCAGGGGTGCGCACGGCCGAGAACAGCTGCCGGATGCTGGCATCGCCGCCGGCACGGTCCACCTCGGTCACATCGGGGAACACGCCATTGCTGATCCCCCATTCGATCACGTTGCCCGAGGGGCCGCCGCCGCCCTCGGGCACGTCGTCCATCACCTTGCTGGCGAGCAGCACGATGTCGCCGTCTTTGATTGTCATGGTCTTGTCCTCATACGGTGATCAGGCGCACCGTCGCCACATAGGGGTGGGCAGCAACCGGCAATTCCGGTCGGCCGATGGGCTTTGCGGTAATCGGCTGCGAGCCCGAAAATTGGACGTTCAAGATGCGCCCGTCAGCCAGACGGAGCTCGTAGGTCTGACCCAGGTCATCCGCCATTTCCATCAGTGCCAGCAAAGTGGCCCTGCGTATCCACCCTTGGGACTCCTCGCCCTCCAGAGTGACGGGCCTGCCAGCCACAATCGCAGCCTCGTCAACGAGCAAGGCGCCAGTGATGCTGCGTTCGCTGCTCCTGGCCACAGAGGTCCAATCGAACTCATCGACCCAGATCATTCCGGAGGGCAGCGGCAATGCGCCGAGGGTGTGGTTCGTGGTTGCCATGTTCACTGCCCCGCAAGCGCCTTGCTGCGCTCGAGTTCATCCAGCAAGCGCTCAAGCGCGGCTTCTCCGGCTGCGTCAGTGTTGACGGCACCCAGCGCCCGGCCGTTGATGTTGAGATTGATCGTGCGAGTGGTGGAGGTCGTGCCGCCGGCTTTGCCGGATGACGCCTTGCCTATAGCGCTGGCCTGCTTGAGCTTGATCGCCTTTTCCGCTTCGGAAACGGCGAACTGCGTGAGGTCATATTGGTAGTTGCCAAGCGCTCCGCTGCTCTTGACCGAGAACGGGTTCATCTCCCCGTATTGCCGCTTCCATTCTTCGTTCCATGCCCGAAGCTCTTCTAAAGTCTCGAAAGCCGGCACAAGGTTGCTGATGGCGTTCGTCTGACCCTGCGTCTTGGTGATGCTGGAGTCAGCCGTGTCCTGATTCTTCTGAGCCTGCACGGCCGCCAGATGTTGGCCAGCCTGGGCCAGTTTGATGGCCGCTTCCGCCGTGAAGCCGAAATCGCTGCCCAGATCGCGCACATACCCGCTGACACGCCGCGTGGCATTGCCGACCCGGTCAAGGCTGTCAATCATGGAGCCCGTTGCGCTGCGAGTCGCCTTGTCGGTATTGACGACCGCTTTGCCGGCATCGTCCAGGGCAATCGTGTAGCCTTTTGCCGATGCCTCCAGCTTCAGCCATGCAGGAACGATCCCGCCATTGGCAGCAATGGCACGCTCAGCCATCACCTTGAAGGCGTCAGCCATGCGCAGTGCAGACTGCGTGCCGTCCTTCTCCAGCTGGCTGAAAGCGGCCCGGCCTTGGTCGGCCAGGCGCTTGAGTTCCGTTCCAGTGGTCAGGCCCAGGTCGGCATAGGCTTGGTCGATCAGCGCAGTAGCCTCAGCGGCCAACTTCGCAGAGTCGGCCACTCCCCGTTGAGCCTTGTCGATTTCGCGCAGCTTCTCGGCCGCAGCCTGAAGGTTGCCGCTCGCCATCAGTTCGCTGTATTCGGCCCGCAGGCGCTTGACGCCCTCTGCAGCAGCAGTATCCGCAGCTGCCTTGTCCAGAGAGGCCTTTTTGGCTTCAGCGGATTTACGGCCAGTCTCTTCGATTGCAGCGGCGACTTCGCGGAAATTCAGCGATGACTGGCTTGCCGCAGCGCCGGCCTCCTTGGATGTCCCGATCAGGCCGGCAAACCCGGCTCGTGCAGTCTGCGCCGCATCGGCCGTATCCTGCAACGCTTCGGCCGCCTTGTCGCGCATCGCCTGGGCGGCATCGCTGAAACCCTCGGCTGCCAGCACCGCGTCGTCCGCCGCGAGCTTGAACGATTCGGAGAGCTTGCCGAAGGTGACCGTCGCCAGCCCCTGCCGCAGCTTGGACACGCCCGTCATGATGGAGCTGGCCACCTCGGCGAACACGCTGCCCAGGCCGTAGATAACAGTCAGGACGGCATTTGTCCCTGCCGTCATCACGCCCCAGACGGTCTGCAGCGTGTTGCCCGCATTGGTGGCGTACTCCCCGACCTTCGTGAATGCGGCATTCGTCTCGTCGGCAAAGGCCTGGAGCTTCACGCCCACGGCCTGGAAGTCGATGGTCTGCAGGAACTGACGTATGTAGTCGATGCCGTTCTTGAATGCCGTGGCGATGGATTCGCCAAACCGCGTCACCGTGCCATCGGTGACGATGCCCCTCAAGGACAGGGCCAGGTCATCGAAGGCCTGCTTGAGGACAGGCAACACGGGCGTGGCCAGCGCATTGGTGAGGGAGTCCCAGACGCTCGACAGGCCTTTGATGGAGCCGTTGAGGTTGTCGGACATGGTCTTTGCAGTCGCTGCCGCACTGCCCTCGGCCTCACGCAGCTTGCCTGTCAGATCGTCCAGCGCGCCCATGCCCTGGTTGAGCAGCGCGCGCAGTGCGGGCCCGGCCTCAAGGCCCACGGCGTTGATGGCCCGAGCTCCCTCCGGTCCCTTGGCCGCCAGCTGGTGCAGTGCCTTCTCGAAATCAGTGGTGACGATCCCGGCTGCACCCAACTCCTTGCGGAACTGGCTCGCGGGGTTGGCAAACTGGCTCAGGATGGAATTGAGGGCCGTGCCGGCGCGGCTGGCGTCAATGCCGGCGTCAGCGAACTTGCCGATGATGGCGACCGTGCTTTCCAGGCTAAGGCCCAGCGTGTTGGCCACGGGCGCCGCATAGCTCAGGGCCTGCGCCAAGCCTTCCACGCTGGTGTTGGTTGCGTTCGCCCCCTTCGCCAGGACGTCGGCAACCCTACCTGCATCCTGGAACGAAAGGCCCATGCCCATGACGGCCTTGGTCACGAACTCGGCCGACTGGCCCAGAGCGAGGTCGCCAGCCTGGGCCAGCGACAACACAGCGGGCAGTGCAGCTATAGCGTCGTTGGCACTCAGGCCGGCCTTGGCAAGGTTCTCCAACGCCGCAGCGGCCTCGACGCTGGTGTACTTGGTATTTGCCCCAGCGTCTTCTGCAGCCTTTCTCAGGGCCGCCATTTCCTCGGCCGTGCCGTCTGTTGCCGCCTTCACGCGGCTCATGGCCTCCTCGAAATCTGCGGCACCCTTTACCGCACCAGCAAAGGCGGTCACGCCGAAATAGCTGAGCAAAGCCGCGCCCACAGTGACGATCATGGTCTGCAGACGCCCGAACACCGCCGAGGCGTTGTCCTTGGCGTTGATGATGATCTCGATGGGCTTGAAGGCCATGGTGTGCTGGGGAAGCTGGTGGAGGTGGGGCTCGATGGTTGGCGCTGCGTCCTGGGCAAGCCGCAGGGCCAACCACCCGGCAGGCGCCGGGTGGAGGTTGACGGTCAGGGCATGGCGATCGGCCGACCGTCGCAGTAGACGGCCTCGGCGTTGGCAGGCTTGAGCACTTCCAGGCCCATCTCCATGCTCACGGGGTCAGTGCCTTCGGCGATCAGGGCCAAATCCCCATTGGGCGAGAGCGTGACCTTGGGCAGATACCAGTCCCGGTTTCCGCCTGCAGCGTTGTTCGACACGATGCGGAGCGCGCCGGAGAGCTCAGCCTTGGCGCCCGAGGCCACCGACTCGAACCGTCCGGCCACGGGCTTGTAGCCGAACATCACCTTGCCCGCCGGGATGCCGCCTGTCTCGAGCTCCAGGATCTGCACGCGGCCAGTTTCGGTATCGACGTTGAAGTGCACGCCCGCATCGAAATCGGTCTGACCGTCCTCGCTCTTGACAGTCACCTCTGTCACGTTGCGCACGCCCAGTGGATTCGCTGGGGTGGCCCCCAGTTGATACTGGCGGCCGGGCAACACCGAGCGGACTTCGCCAGCCACAGCAACCGCCGCCTGCTGCTTGATCGAGTGGGTGCCAGACAGCCACAGCGCGGCATTGCGGGGCGAGAAGTTGTCGCAGGTGACCGAGCCGGTGCGGTTGATCTGCACGACCCAGCTGCCGTCCTTTTCACGCAGGCCTGTCTGGCTGCTGAAGTGCTCGGCCTTTTCGCTGTCAACGGTGATCTTGATGTCCGGGCAGTTGCCCAGATCGATCTCGCCGGTCAAGGCTTCATTGGCATCGAAGGGGTCGAAGTAGGCCCGGCCACGCGGGATCAGGTACTGGTTGGAGGTGTGCTGAATAGGCATTGCGGGTGCTCCTTGAAAATGGTTTGTCAGGTCTGGCCGGGCACCAGGGTCGTCGTGGTGAAGGAGATCTCGAAGCCGGCCAGGCCCGACTCGCTGAAGGCCGCTTCGCGGACATTGGCGAACTGCAGCTCGGTCCATTCCTGCCCGGCCACACTCCCCGGCCGCCAGTTGTGCAAGGCCCCCAAGGCGGCGCGCATGGCCGCTCCAAGTTGCCCCGCTGCGCTGTCGCTCCGGGGGACGACAAGCCCCACCGTCCAAACGAATTGCAGCTGGGAAACCGTGCGCCGCTCAGCAGCGCCACTGGCACCGCTCATGCGTACATCGGCACCTGGCACCAGGGTGCGATTGGCGGCGTCGGTGCCGCCGCTGATTCGCCAGCCGGTGAAGGCTGGCAGCGCGGCCAGGCGTTGAACGAGAACGGGTTCAAGCTCCAGCATCAAGCGCCTCCCTGGGGCATCACGGCGAACGTGGCCCAGCCACCGGCATCGGGGATGACCGGGCTGGACACGATGCAGGGCTTCCCATCAACCACCAGGCCGCGCTCGCCCTCGGCGATACCGGGCGCGTTGGCCACACACAAGGCTACCGTCAGGCGGCTGGCCGAGACGGTGTCGGGCATGTAGCCATCGTCCAGGCCCTGGTCGAAGATCACGCCAAAGGCAGGACCCCCATTCCAGATGGCCACGGCATTGGGCAGCAGGGACTGCACACCCGCGCTGATCTGCGCCTCGAGCGCCGCAAAGGGCGCGAGCACGGCGCTGGGGTTGAAGGGTTGCATGTCGCCCTACCCTCAGGCGCGCTTGGCGCGCTGCAGCATGCCCGGCCGGGTGCAGATGTGCAGTGGGTAGCTGTACACCTCGGGGCGCACCCAAGCCTGGCGGTCCTTGTCCTGGACGATCAGGGCATAAACGTCCTGCCCGGGCGAGTTCACAACGGGCAGGAATTCAGCAGGCGAGAAGCCAACAGAGAACGCATCCGGTGCATTGACAGGGAAGAAACTGCACTTGTCGGTTCCCACCGCCACCGTGGTTCCATCGTCGGTGCCGCGGTAGTTGATGAACAGGATGTCGCCATAGCGGAACTGACCGAAGGCCTGGCCCACCTGGTTGCGCAGGTCGCTCGCTTCCTGCTGCCCGAGATAGGTGGAGCGGGTCTCCTTGTTCTGAGTCAGGTCATCGAAGAAGTTGTCGCCACACAGGCCCACCACGTAGGTCTGACCAGGCAGCCAGGCACCCTGGCTTCCCTTGATCATCTTGCGCACTACTTCGCTGCACTTCTTGCGGATCTCGCCGCCGTCAGCCGTGGCGTTGGCGAAAGCGAAATTGATCTCGGCCGGCTGGCTGATGCCGAACTCGGTGAACCAGTCATAGAGCACGCTGCCGTCGGCGTCCAGCAGCTTGCCCTGGACTGCACCCAGGCGCATGTTCTCGTGGGTGAGTTCAACGGCCGAGCGCAGGCCCGTCTTGCCGTTCATGATGTCCGCCACCTCGTTCTGCACCGCCTGCAGTTCACTGGTGGTGCCGTAGGCACGGATGTTTTGCAGCTCGGTCGCGTACAGCGTCTTGCCGCGGGCAATGCGGCTGGTCTCGAAATGGCGCGTGCCGCGCTTTTCGCGCTGGCCTTCTTCGATGGGCGCCCCCCGTTCGCTGGTCTGGATCAGGGACAGCACGCCGCCCTTGTTCTCGATCATCATCGTGGTGGTGCGCAGACGCTTGGGCGTGAAGATCCCGAGGTCGCCCAGCAGCCGGGGGACGTAGGGCGCCTCTTGGATGGCAGCGGACAGCTCGGACATGCTGAACGCGCCGTTGTTGAAGATTGCGATATCGGCCATGGATGTGCCTTGTCCTTTCTGTGCGTGCTCAGCGCGCAACGATGCCGATGCTGGCCAGTTGGTCCAGGACGGCGGTTTTCTGGGGAGTGGTGGCCGTTGCCGGCAGAATCAGTGCGGCGGCTGCGACTTCGGCGTCGCGGGCCGTCACGACGGCGGCATGGTCCGCATCGGTGGCGTCCACAGCCGAGAACAATACGGCGGCAGCCTTCTCGCTGCCGTCGCTCGCCGCAGGATTGACCTGCGTGTACTTGTCAGACGCGGCGATGCGGCCGAGCACGGTGCCCGGCAGCAGCTTGTTGCCCGCCAGCAGCGTGACCACTTCACGCGAGCGCGTGCCGTTGGACTCGCTGATGAGATAGCTGGCGGCGCCGGGGCCTTCGGTGAATGTCGTCATGAAATGACCCTCCTGTCAGTTGGACTTGCGCGTGCCGAAGGCGGTAGCCCACGACTGGCTGATGGCGCCAGGTGCGCCAGCTTCCTGGCCTGTGCCCGGCTCCACACTGGACACGCTGGGATTGCCCAGAGCAGCCATCTGCTTGGCGAAATCCGAAGCACCAGCGGCGCCGGATGCTGCAGGCGCCGCTGCTGCCGCATCGAGCACGCCCTTGGCCTGCTCGGCAGACAGGGCGCCAGCAATGCAGGACTGCGCGATTGCGGGGTGGGTTGCAGATGCCGGGTGGGCCAGGATGGCCACCACACGCTGACGCTCGGCAGCGGCACCATCTGCGGCGGCCTTAGCCGCATCGACCTGGGCGGGCGCGGGTGCGCCAGCGGCTGCTGGAGCAGGTGCCGCCTGCGCTGCAGGCGCGGCGGCGTTCGGCGCAGCGGACTGCGGCGCGGCGGATGTTGTCATGGTCGTTTCCTCTTGGGTTGGTGCTTGGGCGGATTGCCCGGGGCCTGCCGGATAGCTGCGAGCGCGGCGGGTTGCCAGCTCGGCGATGACCGCATCGACAGTGCCGATACGGTCTGCCAGGCCAGCAGCCACTGCGGCCACGCCCCGGTAGGTGGCCGCCTGTGTCTTGCGCACGGCGGCATCGCTCATGCCGCGGTGGGTGGCCACCGCCTGCACGAACATGGAGTAGAGGCCGTCGATGTCCGCCTGCAGTGATTCGCGCACGGCGGCGGGCAAGGCCTCGTAGGGGTTGCCGTCGACCTTATGGGCTCCGGCAAAAATATGGGTGACCGTTATGCCCTCGTTGGCAAGGGCGCGGGACAGGTCGACGTGGCGCATGACCACGCCAATGGAGCCGGCATAGCCGGTGCTGGTGATGACCAGCTCATCAGCTGCGCTGGCCGCCAGATAGGCCGCGCTGGCCGCCATGCTGTCGGCCACGGCGACCATGGGCTTGCGGCCACGCATCTCCAGGCTGCGCTGCGCGTGCTCGAAGGCACCGTTGACCTCACCGCCCGGGCTGTCGTACACCTGGACCACGGCATGCACGTCCGGATGGGCCATTGCATCTTCCAGGTCAGCGGCCAGGTCGTTGTAGCCGATCAGCAGGCTGCTGTCGGCTTCCAGTCGGGTGCGATGCACCAGGGTGCCCATGGTCGAGAGCACGGCCACGCCATCCACCAGCCGCCAGCCGCGGTCTGTGCGTTCACCGCGGCGTGTGCTGAACATCTCCGGCGCCAGGGCCTGCCCCGCTGCCGTCGATTGCAGTTGCACAAGTGGCTCGGCCGCGCCGAAGATGCGCTGGCCCAGGCCGGCGATGATGGCATCCAGCTTCTGGGGATGGATCAGCAGCGGGGTGTTGAAGATCCGCTGCGCGACATGGGGATAGATGGAGGGGCGGCTCATGGTGTGTCCTTCACTGCTCGGCGTCGTCAGCGTTGTCGGCCGGGTGCTGCGCCGGCTCGCTGCTGGCGGTGCCGTAGCGCCTGCGGCGCAGGCTGTCTAGCGATGGCAGGCCGCGATCAGCCAGCATCTGCTGCTCGATCTGCCGCTGGTCCAGCACCTCTTCGTAGTCCAGGCCCTGCTCGGCGCATTCAGCTTCCATGGTGGAAATGCCGCCTTCCATGCGCATCACGGAGGCCTCGGCTTCCTTCACCGGGTCGACGTAGCCCCGGCCGCCGAAGATGAAACGGCAGCGCGTATAGGCATAGCGGTTTTCGTAGAAGCCCGGCGCCTGCACGGCGCCAGAGTTCACGGCCTCTTCCAGCCACAACTCATAGATGGGCCGCAGCCAGTAGTCGGTCAGCCAGCGACGGCGGCCGTGGAAATAGCGCCAGGCCTCCAGCAGCGCTGCACGCGCGCTGCTGTAGTTGGTCTTGCTGAAGTCCTTGAGCAGCAGCTCATAGGGCATGTTCATGCCGGCGGCGATGTGCCGCAGCACGGCCAGCATGAACGCCTCGAATGCCGCGTTGGGACGGCCAGGCGTGAAGCTGCTGAGCTTGGCCCCGACAGGCAAAGGAATGACAGCTGCCCCCTGGAGCTTTCCGATGCTGCGCGCCTGTTCCAGGGACTTTTCCCACTCGGATCGGGGGTCCTCCCCAAACAGAGATGCGGCTGACTCCTGGTCCAGGTCGGACTCCAGGAAGGCGGCCACCAGCGAATTGGACAGACTGGCCTGGAGCTCGTTCTGCGAGTACTTGCCAGCCATGTGGAACTCACGCATCACGGCCGTCACGATGGGTCGGCCGCGTGACTGGCCGGTGCGCTCCTTGTCGTGCAGGTGGACCACTCGGCGACGCCCCCACGGCGTGAAAGCGGGCACCCGCTCCCAGCGCATCAGGTCCATGGCTTCGGCGCCGCTCAGGTGGACGCTGTCCCCCGGGTGGGCCTGCTGGAAGTGGTAGGCGACGGGTGCGCCATCCAGGTCGAACTCGATGCCACCGCGCAGGCGTGGCGTGCCTGTCAGGTTGGGTGGGGTGCTCAGGCGCGACGCGTCAATGAGGCTGATGCGCGTGTTCCAGCGCAGGCCGCGCCGGGGCTTCCACAGCGGCAGGGCCACGGCATCGCCGGCCAGGAAGCTGCTGGTCAACGCCTGTAAGGACAGGCCCATGAGGTTAAGAGTCAAGGCCGCGTCGCACTCGGTGCTGTCTGCCCAGCTGCGAAAGTGGGCCTCAGTGTTGTTGCCCCATTCACGCGCACGGCTTGCGTCCCAGCCCAGCAGCCGATAGTCCGGCATGGCCGCCAGGCGCAGCACGGCGCCGATGATGTTGTCTCGCTTTGTCTGCAGGCCCCCGGCCATCAAGCCGTTGTTGCGGGCCAAGTCGTAGGATCGGTTTGCCAGCGTGCCCAATTCCGGCAGCAGGGCCGCATCGGCCGAGCTTTGCGAAGGGTGCCAGTCAGCCAGGGCGAGGTCCGTGTGGGATGCGCCCTGGTAGGCCGTCATGCTCGCGCCAGAGGCGGTTGCAGCGGCCCTTGCTTTGCGGTGGGAACTGGTCCTTCGTCCCATGTTCACACCAGATAGATGGGGCGACGCGCACCGCCACCGGCACGGCGCTGCAGCTCGGCGTTGATGTCCTGGATCTGGCGTTGCAGATCCCTGGCGCCGTCTTGCCGGAACTGGACAGAGCGGCCATGGCCGGCAGCAGAGACCGGGCCGGTCAGCCGCTGCTCGAAGGCGACGGAAAGCCTGTCGCGCAGTTCCGTGAGCTGATCCGTGGTGTAGTGGCTGTAGAGTCCCATACGCCGATGGTCGGCGCGGTGCTGCGACAGTTTCCTATGACAGTTTCATTGTTTTTGACACTATCGCAAGGCTACTCGGCAACGCCCTTGCTTTCTGTCCTCGCCAACCTTCTGCGTTGCAGCTCCACGATGCGATAGACCGAACGCACCGAGATGTGGTGCTTGCGGGCCACCTCATGGGCGTTCGTACCCTCGAAGTCGCGCCAGACCTGCTGCATCCGCTCCGATCTGCTGCTAATTCCCGTACGGATGTAGACCGTCTGTCCGCCCGTGCGCGATACCACGCGGCGCAGCACACTTTCGGTGAGATCGCGCACGCGCTCGACCCCGAAGCACACGCCGGCCGCATTCAGTTCTTCGCGCAAAACGTCGATAAGTTCCAATGTCTTCTTGCTCATTTTTCTATAGCCCTCTTTCTTTCAATTGCGCGCTATTGCATGCTGATGGGTGCAAATAGGTTGGTCTTGTTCGATGGCTTCTTGGCCGGGGGTGGCTGGGGATGCGTGTCGGGTTCCGCATCTTCAGGGACCTGCACATAGGAGCCGTCAGGCTGGCGCACCAGCTGCTGCAGCAGGTACTCTTCCCGGGCCGCCCAATCGACCTCCCGGTGCCGGTGCAAGCGCAGCTCGGGGTGGTGGGCAGCGGCATAGCTGTAGCACCAGGTGTCCAGCGGTTCGTTGCGCGCGCCCTTCTTCACCACATAGCGGTTCTTGGAGGGGTCGTAGGTCTCCGACACCAGGCCCGCGAAATAGAAGGCGTCCAGCTGGTCGCTGAAGTGCGTGACCCTCTCCTCGGGCGCGCGCTCCGCATCCACGCTGAGCCGGCCGAACAGCCAGTCCTTGCAAGCCACCGTGCCGACCGTGTAGACCCGCACGCCCTTCTTGTCCGTCTTGCCCTTGTGGGTGACGTCCATCAGCTTGGGCTTGCTGAGCACGGGCGCGTTGTTGGCGATGGCGCCATGGACGGACATAGGCCGGCGCACCAGGGCCTGGCGGATGTAGTTCTTGACCTCGTCGGTACGGTGGCCACCCTGGTCCTGGGCCATGGCCTCGACGCGCAGCAGCACGCCGTCCACCCGCTGGATCGCCTTGTTGAGCGCCTCGGTCAAGGCCACCCACACGGCGCCCTCGGCGGGGTCGCCTGGCAGCTCAAAGTAGTCCAGCGTCCAGAAGGCCATGCCTCGGCCCCACCCGGTCAGGTGCACCGCCAGCCGGTCGTCCTGCGTGTCCACGCCTGCCGTAACGTAGAGCACGCCACGCGGCGCAACGCGCAGCACATAGGGCTCGGCCCGCTCCTGGATGACGTTGTGGCGCACCAGGCGCATGGACTTGTCCTCCCAGGGTTCGGCCAGGCGGTCGTTAACGAACGTCTTGAGCCGGGCCGGGTCGCCCTGCACGTCGAGCCACATCTCCACCAGGGTGGCCCAGGTCGGGCCCAGGCCAAACTGGTAGTACAGGCAGTTGATGTGGTAGCCGCGAATCTTGCTGTCGGGGTTCTCGGCGACCCAGCGGCCGGCGGCGATCATGGCCGTCTTGTGGTGCTCATCGATGCAGCAGCCGTTTTCCTCGCAGACGTACCAGACCTTGGACCGATCAGGGCTCCAGTGCAGGCCCGACCATTTCAGTGGTTGCATGTGGCCACAGTGCGGGCACGGGACGTGGTAGCGGCGCTGGTCGGACTTGAGGTATTTGGCCTCGATACGACTCAGGCCCCGTACCTGGGGGCTACTGATGTACACGCGCAGGCCGGTGGCCGGGAAGGCGCTGGTGCGGCCATCGAACATCTCGACAGGGTCGTCTCCACCCTTCCAGTTGGCAGCGATTTCATCGAGCTCATCGACCAGCAGCTTGCGGATGGAGGAGGACTTGGCGCGCGAGGGCGAACCGGCGTGCTCCATGTACAGCTGGCCGCCCACGAAGTCCTTGAACTCGCGCGTGTTGCTGGCATCCCGGCTGGCCACGCTGCGCAGCGCGCCGCGCACCGCGTCGCACTCCTCAATCATGGGGTTCAACTTCTGGTTGACCCACTTGTTCATCGAGACTTCACCAGGCAGCACCACCATGACCGGGCAGGGGTCGTCGGTCATGGTGTGGCCCAGGATGTTGACCTCCACCTCGGTCTTGCCGAACTGGATGGGGAACATCAAGACGATTTCATGCACCCCGGACTTGGGAGATGCGCAGTCCATGGGCTCGCGCAGCGGCGGGTTGCGGCTGGTGCGCCATTGCCCCGTGATCGCGCTGCCCTTGCCCGAGAGCTTGCGCTCTGCATCTGCCCACTGGCTGACGGACCGACGCTTGCGCGGCCCTATGGTCTTGGCCATGGCGCGCAGCGCAACGCTGGGGCAACCGATGGTTCGTTGATCGGCGGTACTCAAGCGGCCCCCTCTTTCCTGCGCTTGCTGATCTCAGCGGCCAGCTTTTCAATGCCTGCAGCCAGTTCGGCCCGGGCCACGTCCATCTGGTCTTCCAGGATGCGCACAATCTCCTCGGCAGGCTGCCCCACGAGCATGGGGCCGATGCTGGCGGGCACGGTGTCCAGCACTGCGCCCACGCGTGCCCCCGCGTCCGCGAAGGCGCCCAGGGCCTCGTCGGCATCCATGAGCTGGCCCACTTCCTTGAAGTAGGCAATCTCCTCGCGGAGCGCCGAATAGTGCTCGCGCTTGGCCTTGCCGTCGTGGAACTTGAAGCCGCTGCCTGTGCCGCCCGGCTCAGAAACCGCGCCCTCGCCGTCGTCCTCCGTGTCTTCTGGCGCGGAAGCCAAAGCGCCCTGTCTGCCAGCAGCATGGCGGGCGGCCACAGCGGCCCGGCTGGGGTCCTTGGTGTCGTTGATCAGGCGGATGGACTCGGCCACACGTACGCGCTTGCCGTCATCGCTCATCACCAGACGCTGCTCATTCTTGAGCTGCCAGGCGAAGCGGCCCTTGTAGCCCATGTGACGGTTGAACTCGCCCAGGCTCATCTCTTCAGGATGCATGCGGTGCTCGCTCATACTCCAGCGGCCTCCCTCACGCGATAGCGCAGTCGCTTTTCGAGGTAGTTCTGTGCGTCGGCACGTTTGGCGATGGCTTCGCTGGGCAGCCGTACGTCGTAATGGCCACGCTTGACAAACATGAGCACCGGCCGAACGTCGGCTCCTCCGGTGCCGCTGGCAGCCCAGATGCCTGGCGGCAGATGGCTGGTGCGCCAGTCGGCTTCGCCACGGGCCGTGGTGCGCGCGCCGCCGCGCGCCTTGCCGTAGGCCACGAAGTAGCGCCGCCCCGCCGCTTTCTTCGTGCCCTTGTGCACGCGCTTGTAGCCTTTCTCGGTCATGTTGGCCTTGAAACCACGCCCCTCATCTGCGAAGGCCTGGAAGTACGCCAGCAGTTGCACCAGAAAGCTGCCCTTGAGGTTGCCGCGTCCGTCATCACTGCCGGGGTAGGGCGTGGTCGGTATGGCCGTCTGCATGCCATTGGGCAGGATGCCAACGCGACGCAGCGCCACTTCGCTGCGCTTGTCGCGGCGGGTTCCGCCCTCGGCCTGGGCACGCAGGATCTTCTGCGGATCAATCCCCTTGCCCCCCATGTAGTCCGGAGCGATCGAGGCGGACAGGCGCGCCGCCGTTGCCATCTTCACGCGCGGCGAGCGCAGGATGTAGTCGGTGGGGCGATCGAAACGGGCAGTCATCTCGGACTGCATGGCGCGCCGCACCTCGAATGCCGTGTCGTTGATGGCCTTGGCGTAGGCGCCTGCCGCCTGTGAGCCGGTCAGGCCGTGCAGTTGGGCCAGCAATTCGGCCTGGCCCAGCATCCGGGCCGAGATCTCGACGGAGAAGCTGCTCATTGGGCGCCCCCTTCCTCGGTTGCTGTGCTGCTCGCCAGGAGCGCCTGCAGGCCCTGCGCCTGGAACTGCGGACTGCCGCGCAGGGTGAACTCCAGTGCACGCAAGCCAGGGAAGATGCCAGCGGCCTGCAGCTGCTGCACCAGCCCGTGCAGTTGAGGCCATGCCTTGACCACTTCACGCACCAGAGCAGCGTTTTCAGCCGTACAGCCGATAACCCTCTTTTCTTCTCTCTCCATCTCTTTTCCTTTCAAAAAGGGTTGTGCGGTATGTAGTGCGGCGACATGTGCGGCGTGAAAATGGCGTAAGTGCTTGTCACGCTTGATATGTGCGCTATGTGCGGCATGTGCGCCATGCTCACGCACAGGCACATGCGCGCACCTGCGCAGGTGTGCGCACACGCCTGCGCACCCACACATAAGGAGGGATGGCGCACATACCGCACATGCCTTTGAAATCAATGACTTAATGGCGCACACGAAGCCGCACGGCATACCGCACATGGCGCACATATCAGGGCGAGCGAGGGTGTAGTGCTTCACAGGGCGCCTCCCTTGGCGTCTTTCATCGAACGCTTGAAGACATCGATGCGCTCGCCGAGCCACTCCGTTTCCGGGCGGCCAGGCGGTAGCTCCTGGCCCCCTGGCAGATAGCAGACGCTGGCCGGGCCCACCGTCCGATAGGAATCCAGCACGTAGCGTTTGCGCTCGATGCCGGCTTGGTGCTTGCGCCTGAGGGCGTTGGAGAACCTGGGCAGGGTCAACGCCTTCTCGTTGGTGTTGCCGCACCACCACTTGTAGAGTTCGTAAATGTCCGTGGTCAGGCACGGCGTCAGCAGGCCCGGGGCGCCCTTGCCCGGGAAGCCAGGTACATCCCCCGCCTCGAAGGCCCGCACGAACTTGCTCGGGCTGTCCAGGCTCAGGGCGATGAGTTCCTGCTTGGCTTCCGTCATGGGCGGCTGCGTGGCGTTGTCGAAGCTACCCACATCCCAGCCCAGCAGGAAGTCGTGCAGCGCGGCAATGCCGCCGGCATTGATCTCGGCCTTGACGGCCCGATAGAACTCGGCGTCCAGCTTGGCTGGCGTCCAGATGATGGCGTGCCGCCGGTCGTCCTCCTCGAGCACCACGGGCATGGCCTCGTTGGAAAGGAACACCATGTTGACGTGGTTGGCCTCGTAGTAGGCCGCCATGTTTTTCGGGTTGATGCGGATCTGGTCTCCGGTGATGAAGGCCTTGAGCTTGTTCTTGACGTGGTACAGGTCAGAGCGGGCCACCACCTCGTCGGCGATCAGGAACAGCTTGCGGCTGGCCCAGTCATTGAACTTGTCCTCGATGGCGGACTGGTCGATCGTCCAGCCGTACTTGCCGAAGATGGCCATGTAGGCCTCGAAGAACATGTTCTTGCCCGTGCCCTGGGGCCCGTGCACGACGATGGTGGATTTCATCTTGGCGCCAGGGTGCTGCAGCGGGTAGGCCAGCCAGTTGATCGCCCAGTTGTAGAGCGCATCCGCATTGCCGTCGCCACTGCACATGTGCCACAGCAGCTCCAGCAGCTTCTCGCAGCTGCCGGGCTTGGGCCGGGTGGGCCAGCCGTCCCACAGATTGCAGGTGATGGATTCGTCAGTGCAGGCCGGGTCGAAGCCCACCTGCTCGGGACGCACGATCTGGCGGTCTGGATGCTCGCTCCAGGTCCGGTAGAGATCGCGGCTCAGGCAGATGTGGCCCATGTCTGTGAGGGTCACCAGCCGGTGCTCATCGTGGTCGAACACAGCGCCGCCCTGGCCGTACACCAGGGCAAAACGCTCCAGCAGTTCGTCCAGGCTGTCGATGGGCCGCAGCTGCTCTAGCACCGTGCCACCCCCCTCCCCCCGGCTGGGCTGCAGGCGCTGCGCCCCGCTGCGCGTGCGCCAGCCCAACTCCAGCAGGCGGGCCTCCACCTGGGCGCGCACCACATGCAGCCCTTCGGATATGTGCAGGTCGTTAAAGTCGTTGAGCTTTGCGCCGTTGTCCAGCCAGCCAGTGCGCAACGACACGGGATCGGCGAAGGCCGGCGCCAACCACTGTCCGTCCACCTGCATGGCGGCCGTGCTGGCCATGGTCATGCCGGCATTGCCCGCGTTGTGGTCCTGGCCGCACTTCGGGCAGGTCCGGCCGTCGGGCAGCCACACCCGGGCCCGGCACTCCACATGCTTGCCCAGGCGCTGGCTCTCGGCCTCGTCCTTGGCGTGGCAGCGCTGCGTGTTGTCGTCGTCGGCACACATCAGCAGCCGCACGCCCTTGTAGCGAGCGCGCAGCGCCTCGGCCACCACCGGCACATTGTTGGCGTCGAAGGCCACGGCCACCGGCAGGCTGGTGGCCATGTGCAGGCTGGCCGCAGTGGCATAGCCCTCGGCGACCAGCACCACGCTGCCAGGCACCGGCATGCCGATCAGGTGGAAGCGCCCTTTCTTCACCAAGCCCAGCGGCCAGTATTCCTTCTCGCGCGCCCCCGCCTTGCGGTCCTTGCCACGGATGATCTGCAGGCCGTGGATGTGGCCCATGGCGTCCAGCAGCGGGATGACCATGGCGCCGCTGGGCGAGTAGCGCACGCCGTAACCGCCCACGCCCTTGCGGGCAAGGTAGTCGCTGTCGCCGGTGGGCTGGCATTTTTTCCATGCGGCCGTGGCCCTGGCTGCTGCGCGCTCGGCTTCCGCCTTGCGCTCGGCCTCGGCACGGCGCTTGTCCTCTGCCAGGCGCTTGCATAGCGCCTCGGACTGCTCGCGGCTGAGCTCCGACTTGCGGATCTCGACCTTGCGGGCATTGTTCTCGGCGCCGCTCCAGACGCCGAAGCTGCCGACGATCAGGTCATTGCCGTTGTCCAGCCGCATCTCGTGCAGCAGATACCAGCCCGGCTTTTCCTTGCCGCGGCCCTCGACCCGGCAGCGGCGCAGACGCCCCACTTCGAGTCGATCCACCTCCAGGCCGGCCTGGACAAGCTGACCCAGGACGTCGTCATAGTTCGAGGACATCAGTCAGTAACTCCCAGCGCCACTGACTACCCGGCAGAAAGGGTTCGAATTACCCGCTTCGAAGCTCGCCAGGAAGGACCCGTGATCGGTTTGCTTAATTTTTAAGCAGCCGTTGCGAAAAAGCGACAGAACCGCATACCCCCCAACTGACAGGCGCGTGCGCGCGCCTCCCTGAAAGCAAAGGGGAGCGGGGAACAGAGGGCGCGCGGGCGCGGCGCGGCGAGAGAGAGTTGTGTGCATGCTGGTGCCTGCTGTTGTGCGTGCGCACGGGCTGTCACCCCCATGCGTGCGATGAGCCGCGAGTGCGGAAAGAAAGGAGCGACCACCCTGACCACCACGAATCAGCAGGGAGATAGAGGTGCAGGCCCGAACGGCGGACAAGGCCAGGCCGTGGTGGTTGTTGATGAGGGTGGTCGCTGGAAACATGTCAGCCCGCCCGCTTTGGAACCATGGCCGCCGTGGTGCTGACCATGTGGCATGCGGCCGCTATCAACTGTTGCGCGTGGTAGTCAATGCGGCGCTGGGCGTTGGGGCTGGGCGGCTGCTGGGCTAAGGCATCTGCCACTGCGCGGGAGAAGTCGGCCACCTCGCCATGCAGGTTGGCGAACGCCTGGACCGGGTCGCCATCACTCTGGTCGGGCGTGGCCAGGACGCAGACATACCCAAGGGCCTTGGCCATGGCGCGCAGCACGCCCACGTCACGCGTGATGCGCTGCAGCTCGATGGACTCACGCAGGGTCAGGTGGTGGCGGGTGTTGCCCGGGTTGAGCTTGTGCTGGAGCGTGTTGGGTGAAATGGCCATGGCCTTGGCTAACGCAGGCACCCCGCCCTTGAACGCCTGGGCGGCCTGTTGCGCGGCCAGGATCTCGTCCATCCCCGGGCGAGTGTCGGCCGCTGGGCCCACGCCGCCATATCCGGCAGGACCGGAAATTGAGAAAGTCATGGACATCAGCACTCACCCTCGAAAGGAACGGAAGCGATGAGCCAACACAGCACCACCCCCCAAGCCACAGGCACCCAAGACTGGATGGAGGCCATGGAACTCCTGATGGGGCAGATGGCCTTTGTGCTGGAATGCGAGGGCCGGGGCTTCACCATCGCCAAGCTGCGCCGCTGGAGCCAGCTCTGCACGGAGCGGATGGAGGAAACGGGTAGCGTGCCGCCTGCAGTCGTGTTGCAGTTGCGCCGGATGGCAGATCGGGTTGCGCCATGACCGCCGGCCACACTAAGGTCATCAGACACGGCAAGCCTCCCCAGCTTCGGAGACCTGTGGAGCCAGTTCGGGCCAGTGGATGTGCCAATCGGTTGGGCGCAAATCCTTACGGCTCACCGCCCCAGCCGTGGCCATCTCGATCGCGGTACAGCGATGGAGGGGCACCGGGCGCTTACCTGCCAGCCAATCGGACAGGTCAGAGGCATGCGCTCGGATGTCCCTGGCGAGCTTTGCCTTGCTGCCCCGCCCCTTGGTTTGAAGGTAGTTCGATAGCTTCATGGCAGCAAGTTTAGCCTAAAGCTAATCATATTGAATAGCCCCTGGCACGTTGTCCAAGTTAGCCAAACGCTAAATACTCATCCGATGCAACCCGTAGAAGCCACCCGCCGAGTGAAACTAAGCCTGCTGATCAAGGAGGCAGGCAGCCAAGCAGCCTTGTCAGAAAAAATAGGCAAAGCCCCCGCGCAGATCAGCCAATGGCTGAACGCATCCACAAATTCCAAGACTGGAAAGCCTAGGGTGATGAGCAACGCCATCGCGCGGGAGATCGAACAGAAGACAGGAAAGCCAACGGGCTGGATGGATCAACCGGCAGAGCGGAGCACGGACCCACGCGGCGCTCCCAATGTGGAGATTGCAATGCCGGAGGTGCGCCGGGTTCCCCTGATCTCGCACATCCAAGCAGGCGCGTGGAAAGAGATTGCAGACACATTTCAACCAGGCGATGCCGAGGAGTGGCTCTTCACGGACCGAAAGCACTCCAACACGACGTTCGCCCTGACCATCCGCGGCAACTCCATGGAACCAGACTTCAAGGAAGGCGACCGCGTGCTCATTGACCCATGCGCCAGGCCCCGCCCCGGCTCATTCGTTGCGGCGAAAAATGGGCGCGAGGAGGCCACGTTCAAGAAGTACCGGCCGCGCTCCATCGACATTCTGGGCAACGAGGTTTTCGAGCTCGTTCCACTCAACGACGACTACCCAACACTGCGCTCGGACGAGACCACCATCACCATCATCGGAACGATGGTCGAACACCGCCGTTACTTCAAGTAGCCAGCCAAGAGCTAATTGTTAGCACAGGGCTATTGACACAAATATTAGCCTATAGCTAATATGCGCCTGCCGATCAAGTATCGGCGGGCACCACGGCATCGACCGGGGATCAGCCCCTGGTCTTTCTCCCTGTTGCTGGATACCCAAGGCGCCACTTCGTAGAAAGCGCCCTGCACCCGACCCCGCGCCTGCAGACCAGGAAGAGCGCGAAACCTAGCCCTCCCTGGCCGAGCGCATCGCGTGGTGCGTGTTGACACTACAGGGCCTGATCGCTCACCAGAGCGGCGCCCACCTGCATTGGCGCGGTAACTGCAGGCGGCTTTGGGTGCATCGGGCTGATGCAGCCTGCCTGGCCACCTCGGGAAAGCAGCGGGGATTCACCGATCACTCACACTTTGAAACATTCGCCCATACCAGTTACGATTGGGGCAATTCGTTCAAAGGAGAGAGGCAGTGACAAAGTATTTGATCCCATTTTTCGCGGCCATGGTGCTCATTACCGGCTGCAGCAAACCAACAGAGACCGTCATTCCAAGCGACATGAGCCAGTGGGATTCAGTCTTGGCCCCTGCTGTAAAAAAGCTACCCGAAGAGGATCGCAAGCTTTTGGCGGCATTTGTAGCTCGAGCAAAGACCGGGGAGCTACTTGGCAAGGGTGAGGGCATCCCCTTCGGTACAACTGTCGGCGACGCCATATCTTTGCAGAAGAAGTGGACGGAGGATCAACGCATCAAGGCTGAAGAGGAAAAAGCCTTGAAGGAAAAGCTTGCTAAGGAGGCCGAAGCTGCCAAAAGGTTGATCAACGAGTCTGTGACAGTCGCCCTCCTTTCCAAGAATCAAAGACCAAGAGATTTTCATGCAGGACGCTTTGAAGATCAGCAGATATTTATTGTCGGCATTGAAAATAAAACTCACAAACGAATTATGGGTGTCTCCGGTGAAATGACGTTTATTGACATCTTTGACAAGGTTGTAGGCTCCATGAATTTTGCTGCGAGTGAGGAAATCCGCCCGGGCAGTACCATCAAATGGACTGGCGTGCGGAGCTACAACCAATTCGACAAGGATCAGCGCGCAATGTGGAATCTGGAAGAAGGCAAATACAAAGTCATGTTCACCCCATGGGAAGTAATTTTTGAGGGTGGCGAAAAACTCTCGGCACCTCGATAGACAACGCACTGAATACCCTCAAGGCCCGCAAAACGCGGGCCTTTTTTTCCCGGCAGCGCGTATCCAGGAGATGCGGAAACGTAGTGATGCGCACCTGCGGTCCTTTTTATTTCACAGGAGATAGCACATAATGAGCACGACCATGGGCCATGGAGCACCTTCGCGCCGAACACCACGCAAGCTGCGAGCACCAAATGTAGTGACCACTAAAGCCATCTTCTCGTGCCCAACGGACCAACAGCATTCCCGCCACTTCCGGAGCGCGGCAGTCTGTGAGCTGGCCTGCCTATGTATTGTCGCCTGGAAAGAGTGATTCGATCTTTAGATATTCGTCTTCACTCAGTATTCTTGCGCTCATAGCGGTGAGTTTTCGCCCCCAGGTATTCGTGACTTTTTGAACCTCGGCCAATTCCAATTGACCAGGCGTCGGGCGGAGGCTCTTTAGGTAAATAAGGGCATGTGTCGGGCCCCTCTCCACGTGAACGATTGCAGCCGCTGCATTGACCGCACAATTGCTTTCATCGCCCCTTTTTGTGGAGGCGTGCGCCTGGATAACACGGTCACCGGGCTTTGCTTCCTTTGCGACCCGAAACCTCATTGGCCAGCTAATAAAATCCAGCTCCGAGGCCTCGACCTCAGGTGCCAATTTCTTTGCGACGTGAAGTCCATTTTCCTGTTGGAGGGCTAGGTCATTCTCAAGCTTTTCAGCAATTGGGCCGGTCGACAGCCACCAAGCCACCGACGTACCCTCGATTGTTACTGGCGGCCTTGGCGTACTCGGCTCTCCCCTTTCTTGTAGTACAGGGATCTCGGCCAAAATCTTCAGTTGAGCAGTAGTTTGCAATGCCTCCGGTGTCGCGAGTTGGTTAACAAAAGCCAGCACTTGCGCGTACAAGCCGCTGTCTTGGCTCAAAACTGCGGCCTCCACTAACCTGTTTTCTGAGTTCGAGGATGCATTGGCCGAACCAACCAGAACATTGCTACCAATACAGGCGACCTTAGCATGCAGCGCAGGCTGGCTGTAGATCTTCACACCTTTCTTATGAAGCTCGAGTAGCAGATTGCCGCTACTTTTTCCTGAAGAAATCGAATCAAATGATGCGTCGCACACCAGGATGTCTCCTTCTTTGAGGTACAGAAGATCCCGGCTGTAATAGGCAATCGCCGCAGAGGTGGGGGCACCTGAGCGTTGCAATGATTTCACCTCATCCCAGAGCGTTTCACTGATCAGTCGGCTGTTGCTCTCATCCATATCGGTCTTTCGTTTAGTGACGTTCAGGGCAGTTGTGGGGCCATTGCGGCCGCTGCTTGAGGATATCAGCTGCGAGTTTTCAGGGCGCTGGACTAGCCGGTCATCATCACTGAAATGTGCACCAAGCCGAAGGCGGAGCACCTGAGCATGAAGTATCCAGAATCCCCTGGCACACATCACTCAGCTTTCTGGCTTGCCGCGCATTTTCGGGATCTGGCGGAAACCGTAGCCTTGAAACAGCTCTGCATGCACAGCCATGCAAGCCGCAGCCCCGGCACGGACAACGTTCAAAGCTTGCCCTCTACGACGCGCTCGGCAAACAGATAGATCAGACGGCGGCGTCTGCAGAACGAACCAGGGAAGACGGGAAGCTGCTCTACGCCTGGCCAGGAACCACCTATTTCGACCAACCCACGGCCCGCCAATGAGCGGGCCGCTTCTTTTGCACGAGGAAGTACCATGAGCCACAGACCGCAGCAGCTTTGCAAGGACTGCATCCACTACCACCGCACCAGCACAGGCCGATTCGACGACCGCTGCCAAGCGCCTCACCAGGGCACGGACCCGGTCAATGGAAAGCCACTGGACAAGGCCTGCGAATTCGAGCGCGACCCATTCAAGTTTGGGAACCGCTGCGGCCCCCAGGCTCTGCACTACGTCCCCCGCATCGCATCGGCGGCCTCGACCACCGCCTCCGACAGCGCATTGACCCCCTGAAAGTGCTGGTCCGTTGCAGCAGCCTGGACCATGGCCGCGACCAGTTGCGGATTGGCCTTCGCATACCCCTCGCCATAGCGCTCATCCAGCTCGCGCGACGCTGTGCGCATCCAGTTGATGGCCTGGTCCATCGCCTTCCCGTTCGTCATCGTCACGTCCAGCATCTGCGGCTCCTCCTTTGTTGACGGCGCCATTGTCACCGCCCCGCCGCAGTGCACTACAGGCCGCCCATGAGGCGGCTTTTCCATACCCAACCAGGAGAGCCGCCATGACAGCCGCACGCGTCACCATGCCCAGTATCCCGCTCACCAGCAGCGCATTCGCATACCGCGACAGCCGATGCACCGATGTCGCCGCAACCATTGCACGCGCTCACCAGCAGCGCTGCACGGTGCCCACCGATCAAGGCGACACCGACCTGGTGATGGCGACCCTGCCCCGCCGCCGCGTTCGCGCTGGCGCGCCGGCCATGCCTCAGTACCCCACAGGAGTTCTTCCATGCGCCCGTTCCTGATAGCCATCGGCGCCCTCACGCACATCGCACTCGCACGCAGCAGTTGCGCGGCCGTGTGCGATGCCATGGAGCGCCACCCAGGCGCGCGCTCCATAAGCGCCCGAGCCCTCCAGCGCAGCGCATGAGGCGCCCCCTGCTGCACGCACGAGCCCTGGCGGTGGCCTTCTGGCTGCTGCTCCTGATCAACGGCACCGGCCTTGCCGCCCTCGTTCTCTTTCCCCCTGGCCCTGTTCTCTAACCCAACCGCTCGAAAGGAGCATTTCCATGCATCAGGTTCCCCAAACTTCGGCCTCGCAAATCGACGTCAGCGAGTTCATCACCGACCTCGACGGCGGCCAGTTCGACCGCATGCTGTCCGCCGCACTGGGCAAGGTTGCGGCCGGCGTGGTCGACAACGACCGCCAGGGCGATGTCGACGTGAAATTCAAGATCACTCGCATCCCCGGCACCAGCCAAGTGACCGTTTCGCACACCCTGAAGTACACACGCCCCACGGCCGATGGCAAGGCCGCCGAGGAAGCCACGCGCAAGACTGTGATGCACGTGGGCAAGTTCGGCGTGATGACGCTCATGCCCCAGAACCAGACACAGATGTTTGCCGACGCAAAGGACGGCGCCAAGCAGCTGTCCTGACCCGCTCCACCCATCCCTGCAGAACGGCCCGCCACGTGCGGGCCGCTTCTTTTCAACCGTACCTGAAAGAAATCAATGAACAGCACTTCCACCGCCCTGCACGCCAACGCTCACGCCCTGGGCGCGCCTGAGAAGGACATCGACCAAGCCGAGGCCGCCCTCTCCGCCGCGCTGAGCACGCACAGTGGCGCCCTGGCCCTGCCTGAGCAGTTCAAGCTGCACAACTTGGAGGCCTTCCTGCCTTTCCGGCGCCGCGCCGCCGGCAAGATGGCCTCGCCGTACATCAACGACTTCGTGGCATACATGGCCAGCCACCGGGATGAGGGCTGCACAGTCTTCGTGGATGCGGATGCCATGACCGCTACGGCCGTGCTGGACCTGGGCACGCCCACCAAGCCCGGCCACTGCGCGCACACAGCCATCCTCAAGCCCAGCGCTACGGCAGCCTACGCCGCGCTGCTCGCCATCATCAACCGCCAACTGAGCCAGAAGGACATGGCCGAATGGCTCGAAGACTGGTCCCTTTTCCTGCAGGCGCAAAGCAATGATGTGCCCCTGGAAGTACGCAAGGCGGTCTCGGCAGTCCGCGACATTTCCGTCGAGGCCATGAAGAAGGCTCAGAGCAATGTGCAGGCACTGAGCACCGAGCAGTCCGTGCTGGAGAGTGCACGGGCCAGCAGCAGCCACACGCTGCCCACACACCTGCTCTTCACCTGCACGCCCTACCCGGACCTGCAGACACGCACGTTCTCGCTGCGGCTGAGCGTGCTGCTGGATGACAAGCCACGGCTGATCCTGCGCCCGGCCGCTTTCGAGGAGCAGGTGGAGCAGATGGCCAACGAATTCGCCACGCTCATCCGCACGGCAGTCGAAAACACTTCGCCGGTCCTCATCGGCACCTACACCAAGACCTGACCTCGCGCCCTCGCCACATGCGAGGGCCATCTGCCCAGCGCCTTGCAGCCAGGGCGCTGGGCAGATGCACCACCGGAAAGGAGCGCCATGCGCAGTCCAAAGAAAGGCCGAGAGCCCATGCGGCTCCATGACCTGGCCGAAGCCATCTTCTGCATCCAGTGCGAACAAGAAAAGCCCGCCGCCGGCTCGCGTCGCTTCCGCGCCTGCCACGTCTGCGCTGATTGTTCCGTCCGCCTGGATCGCCTACCACCACCTGAAGCCAAACCGAGCACAGGGCAACCAGCCGAAAGAAGGCAATGATGAAGCACACCGGCACCGTCTTTTTGAGCCGCACGCCGCCCCAGGCAACCCACGCGGCGTGCGGTGCCTTCCAGCTACAGCTCCTGCTGTATGACCGCCTCGGGCCACACCGCGTTGAGCCCTGGCGCGTCACCTGGACAGGCAACGCCGCCCAACGCTTTTGGAATGAGAGCAAGACTCGCCTGGTTCCGGGCGTTGCGCTCGTCGTCGAACTCGACCGCGCGCAGGTGCACACCCTGCATTGCAGGCCACCCAGGAGCGAGGTGCACGCCCATATGGTCTGTGCAGCGCTGGTGCCTCCGCGCTCCGGGGAGGAGGCTCATGGCTGACCCCATCGTTGACCAATGCGGCACATGGGTAACCAGCGTTCCAAAAGCCATCATTGAACGCGAAGCGCGCGAGGCCCATGCGGCGGGGCTGACGCCCAATGAAGGCTGCCGCTACCCGTTCTACAGCCATCGCGCTATGCACTGGCTGGCCATCTACAACCTCTGCATGCCCCTCCCCAACCATGGCAAACCGAAAAACACCATCTCCTGACAGTGCATTCACCGTGGGTGGGAAGGCGCCACAAGTGCTCCGCCCGAGCGAATTGCAACAGCGAAAGGAATCGTTTGCAGCGACCACTCCTTGGCACAACCCATGGGGCCGGCAAGACAACCTCTACACGGGAGCCGAACTGAAAACAAACCCTGGCATTCCGCCAGAACGCATGGCTGCCTATCGACTGCCCTCGCGCGTCGGCGGGCGCCTCTACTACCCCGACGGAAGAGTCGAAGTTTTTTCAGATACAGAAAGGAAGCTGAAATGAGCGACTACCAGACACTGCTGGCAAAGAGGGCAGAACTCGATGCACAGATTGCAGCCGCGCGGGCTGCAGAGCGCGCCCAGGCAATCCTGCAACTCCGCGAGATCACCCTGCAGGCCCGCTCACTTGCTAATGAGCACGGCATTACTACTGATGAGCTTTTTCCCGGATCAAAAGCAAAGAAGGCCGGCAGCGTAGGCTCCCCGAAGTACCGCGACCCCGCCACCGGCGCGACCTGGACCGGCAGGGGCAAGCCTCCGAACTGGATCAACGGCATGGACCGCGCGCTGTTCCAGATTACACCCGCCGCCTGAGAGGCATCAGCACAGAGCGTGCAGCGCGCTGTGCTGATAGACCTTTTCTAACCCGGCAGCAATGTAGGGTTGAGAGTCAGCATAGGGCAATGACTCCATATCAAAAGACTAATCAAAAAGGAATTTTCTTGATTATTTCCATTTTCTTCTCGAGAAGCTCGACATATAGGGAAAGTGCACTATCTTGAACTATATTTTTTTGGTCTGGTGTAAGACCATCCTTTATCACGGCAGTTGCAGGGTTCTGACTCGTGATGCCTAAAAATGCTTTGGCATCCCCATCAGCCATTGTGGCAATTCTGAAAAACTCAACTACCTGATCATAGTAATAATCACCAAAAGCAGATGCTATCTTCTTAATATGATCACTTGTATCGACAAGGTGGGATATTGACTTTGAGAACATTTTTAATGACTCACTTCTATCAATCTTCCGACCTGATGTCAAAGTGCTTTCTCTTATATATATAGATGCAGAAGTTATAGATTTTTCATACCTAGAATAGCGTCCATTTAATATCCTTCTTTTTGATAAACGGGAGATTCTCTTTACAAAGAATGGCAAAAATAGAGTAATAGTAACTGCTATTGCCTGCATCCAACCAGACCATTCTGATTTAGTCATGCAAAACGGCCACCAATCAACAAAAAGGAAGCAATACTCCTGAGAATTTCCAACAAATGTTTTAGCCGCCTTGGCGACTTCTTGAGTTACGTCAATTGCATTCACAGCCCTCTCCTTTCTTGAGGCGCGAATCCTAACCTTCCGTAGCCCGTTTGGCAGTCGCCTCACGGGCTTTTTGCATGGAACCCACAATGTCTGAGAACAGCAAGATCGAATGGACCGACCACACGTTCAACCCCTGGGAAGGCTGCCAGAAGGTGGGCCCGGGCTGCGACCACTGCTATGCCGAGACGCGCAACGCGCGCTTCGCCGGTGGCCAGGCCGTGAATTGGGGCCCAGGCGCGCCGCGCCGCCGCACCAGCCCTGTCACCTGGGCAGTGCCGCGCCGCTGGAACGCGCAGGCTGATGCATTCATGGTGCAGCATGGACGCCGCCAGCGCGTGTTCTGCGCATCGCTGGCGGACATGTTCGACAACGCTGTGGACCCGCAATGGCGCGCCGACCTGTTCACCCTGATCCACCAGACCCCGAACCTCGACTGGCTGCTGCTCACGAAGCGAATCGGCAACGTCATCCCCATGATGGCGGAGCTGGTGCACGACAAGGACCAGGACCTGCCATGGCTGGACATGATGCCGCTGTCCAATGTGTGGATCGGCGCGACGATCACCAGCCAGGCAGAGGCCGATCGCGACATCCCGAAGCTGCTGGCCGTGCCTGCGCGCGTGCGCTTCTTGAGCATGGAGCCCCTGTTGGGCCCCGTGTCGTTCCGGTGGGCGTCCTGGGTGGACAGAGCGCGCATGCACAGCGAGCGCGGTGGAAAAAATCACCTGGATGGCCTGCAGGGCATCGACTGGGTGATTGCGGGCGGCGAGAGCGGCCCCGGCGCAAGGCCCATGCATCCAGATTGGGCATGCAGCCTGCGCGACCAGTGCAACGCTGCCGGCGTGCCCTTCTTGTTCAAGCAGTGGGGCGAGTGGCGGCCGATCTCACAGATGAGCGAATGTGAGGACCGCGTTCTGTGGCGGTCCCGAGTGATTGCAAAGCCCCAAGAGGACCAAGCCAATCTGGATGACATCTATGGCCGTGTGTGCAGTACGGAGAGCACGGTCATGCACCTGGACGGCACCGTGCATCACCTCCTGGAGCCGAACGCTTTCCCGCCCGGCGCCATGACGATGTACCGGGTCGGCAAAAAGGCCGCAGGCCGCCAGCTGGACGGCCGCACCTGGGACGAGACGCCCGCCAGCTGACACAGCACACAACCACCAAAGCCGCCCGGCCATGCCGCGAGCGGCTTTTTTTGACCCAAATTCCGAGGAGCCGCATGCTCACCCCACAATTTCTCCTGCCACTCGCGGCCAAGCTTGTGATCGATCTGTTTGCCGGCGGCGGCGGCGCATCGACCGGCATCGAGCAGGCCATCGGCCGGCCCGTCGATGCCGCCATCAACCACGATGCTGATGCCATCGGCATGCACGAAGTCAACCACCCGCAGACACGCCACTACCGCGCCGACATCCGCGAGGTGGATCCGCTGGCCGTGACCAAGGGTGAGCTGGTGGGCCTGCTGCACGCATCCCCGGACTGCACGCACCACAGCCAGGCCCTGGGCGGCCAGCCCCGCAATGGGGAAATCCGGTCGCTCGCATGGATCGTCATCCGCTGGGCCGGCAAGACCCAGCCCGATGTCATCACGCTGGAGAACGTCGAGCAGATGATGCAGTGGTCCCCGCTGATTGCGAAGCGCGATCCAGCCACCGGCCGCGCCATCACGCTGGATCGCATTCTCGACCCGGCCACGGGCAAAAGCACGTTCCGAGTGGCTGAACCGGGGGAGGTGGTGCCACGCGGCAATCAGTTCCTGGTGCCGGACCCCAAGCACAAGGGCCGCAACTGGCGCCACTTCATCCAGGCGCTGCGCGACCTGGGCTACAAGGTGGAATGGCGGGTGATCTGCAACGCCACCCTGGGCTCACGCAGCACCCGCACGCGGCTGTACCTGATCGCCCGCCGCGACGGCCTGCCCATCGTATGGCCCCAGCAGACGCACTGGAAGAACCCCAAGCCGGGCCAGAAGCCATTCCGCCAGGCAGCGGAGTGCATCGACTGGAGCATCCCCGGGCAAAGCATCTTCGGGCGCAAGAAGGAACTGGCGCCGGCCACCATGCGGCGGATCGCCCACGGCCTGGATAAGTTCGTACTGAACAGCCCCCAGCCGTTCATCGTGAACATGGCCCACGGCGGGAAGATCGAGTTGCTCGATCGGCCCATGAGCACCATCGCCACGGAGAAAGGCGGCTGCCGTGCCCTGGTGTCCCCCACCCTGATCCAGATGGGCTACGGCGAGGCCAAGGGTCAGGCCCCGCGCGTGCTCCACCTGTCCCAGCCTCTCGGCACGGCCGTGGCCGGCGGCATAAAGCACGCCATCAGCTCGGCATACCTGGTGCAGGCCGGGCACGGCGAGGGCAAGGACGGCGGCAAGCGCTGGAGCCACGGTGCCAACGACATCAAGGGCCCCCTGGGCACCGTGACGGCCAGCGGCGGCGGGCAGAGCCTAGCATCCGCGTTCATGGTCCAGGCCAACGGCGGGTTCAACAGCACCCCAGCCCGCGACCTGCGCGACCCGGTATCGACCGTGACCACCAGCGGCAGCCAGCAGCAGCTGATCGCCGCGCACCTGTGCACACTGCGCCGGAACAGCGTTGGCCGCGACATGCGCGAGCCCGTGCCCACGGTCACAGCCGGGGCGGAGCACCATGCTCTGATCCAGTACCACCTGTCGCCCGAGCAGGAGGCCGGCGCCCTGCGCTGCGCAGCCTTCCTCATGCGCTACCACGCCAGCGGCGGCCAGTGGGCGGACCTGCGCGACCCAATGACCACCATCACCACGCGCGACCGCCTGGCGCTCGTGACCGTGTGGCTCAAGGGCGAGCCCTGGGTGATCGTGGACATCACGCTGCGCATGCTGGTGCCTCGCGAACTCTACAACGCTCAGGACTTCCCCCTGGCTACGTCATCGACCGGACGGCCTCCGGCAAGCCCCTGACGAAAACGGCCCAGGTGCGGATGGTGGGCAACTCAGTGAGCCCCGTGCCCATGCAGCAAATCGTCTCGCTCAACTCCCCCGAGTCCACGGCCTGGCAACTGCGCCGCGCGGCTTGACCAAACGATTCCACCTACAACCCCGGCCCGCCTCACGCGGGCCGCTCTATTTCCAGAAAGGTGCCCACCATGAGCATCAGCCTGACCCTCTCTGAAGACGAAATCAGGGAGCTCACCCACTACCAATGGCCCTCCATGCAGCTCAAGGCGCTGCACAAGCGCGGGTTCTTCCGAGCCCGCATCAGCGAGCGCACGGGCAAGGTGCTGCTGGAGCGCGACCACTATCTGGCCGTGTGCGCTGGGCCAGCTCCGTCCACCGTGCCGCGCGTGCGACCGCCGCAGATGCGGAGGCCCGCATGAGCCCGCGCCGCAGCGACCTGCCGAAGCGCGTCTACGAGAAGGGCGGCGCCTATTGGCATGTCCGCGCCGAAGGGAAAAAGCGGATCTGGACGCGCCTTTCCACCATCCGTGACGGCCTGCCCGCCCTGTACCGTGCCCTGGCCGATATGGAGCAGGCAGACCAGGCCAGGGACAGCATGGCCGCGCTGATCGCGGACTGGCTCGCGGAGGTCGGTAGCCGGCACAGCGTGAAAACGCAGGCCAACGACGCCTACCAAACGCGCACCATCTCCGAATCGTTCCAGGAGTTTCGCGCGCAGGAGGTCACCTCGCCGGCCATCGTGGAGTTCCTGAAACACTTCAACGACAAGCCGCGAACCTACAACGCATACCGCTCCATGCTGCGAGAGCTGATGCGGTTCGCCGAAGAGAAAGGCTATCGGCCGCCCGGCACGAACCCAGTGGACAGCCTCAAGACCATGTCCGTTAAGGCACGCACGCGGTACATCACGGATTCAGAGGTGCGCCGCATCAAGGTGGCCGTGATGTATGGGGACGACGGCAAACGCACGCGCTCCGGTCACACGATTTGCGCGCTGATCGACATGGCCTACCTGACGGGGCAGCGTATCGGCGACCTGCTGACCCTGCGCTGGAGCGATGTAGGCAAGCAGGGCATCACGTTCCAGCCGGCCAAAACCGAGGGCTCCACCGGCGCGCAGGTTCTGATCGCATGGACGCAGCGCCTGCGTGAGGTTGTGGACCGCTTGCGGGCGCTGCCCAACCAGAGCCCCGATGTCGTGTTCTGCACGTTACAGGGCCGGCCCTACACCTACTCAGGCGCCTCCACTGCCTGGAAGCGGGCAGTGAAGCGAGCCGGCGTGAAGGACTGCCATTTCCACGACCTGCGCGGCAAGGCCCTGACCGACGTGGACCGTGGGCGCGGGATCATGGAGGCGCAACGCATGGGCGCCCACTCCACCCAGTCCCAGACCGCCGACTATGTGCGCCACAAGCGCGCACTGAAGGTGGACGCGACACGCTGA